GGAATGTGGGGCCTTGGGGACAATGTATACGCGCGGCCGTTCATGCGCGCCGCAGCGGCGCAATACGATTTGTGGCTCGAGACACCCTGGCCGGAACTGTTTGAGGATCTCGACATCCGGTTCGTGCGCGGGTCGCGCCGGTTGCGCACGCAGATCAACAACATCGCGCTGCAGCCAGAACATCGCTGGTCGTGGCCGCCACTGTCGACCCGCGAGGTGACTCTCAACTACGGCAACATAGCCGCCAGCTCGATCATCCGGTCACTGGAGCAACGCTGGAACACCAGGCTGAGCGTCCGGTTCGATCCGGCACTGTTTGATCTGCCGGACATGGGACCGTCGCCGGTCAAGTCGGAGCGGCCGATCGCGGTCGTCCGGCCGGTCACCGAGCGCGCCGAATGGCTCAACCGGGCACGCAATCCGAAACCGGAATATGTCAACGCGCTGGCGGCCGAATTGATGGCGACCCATACCGTGGTTGCGGTCGGCGACCTGGCACCGGGCCACGAATGGCTGGTCGGAAATCTGCCGCCAGCGCACCAGTATTTCGTGCATGGCGAACTGCCGATCCGCCAACTACTCGCGCTGGTGCGCGATGCGGACATCGTGGTCGGCGGCGTCGGCTGGATCGTGCCGGCGGGCCTCGCGCTCAAGACGCGGACATTCATCGTGCTCGGCGGCCACGGTGGCCACAACGCACCCGAGAAACTCACCGACCCGCGGCTCGATCTCAGTCGCATCGGGTTTGCCATGCCGAACAGGTTATGCCGATGCACACATATGCTGCACAATTGCATGAAGGACATCACCGATCCGGTCGGACAGTTTTTCCGCTGGTTGAACAGTTCTCGGCAGGCCGCCTGACCTGGTGGCCGCAGCTCGGTATCGGCTGGTATCCGGTGGCGGCCGGCGTCGAGCCATACGACCAAGAATATTTTGATCGGTTCGACCGCGATGCGGCGACGCCGCTCGGGCTGTCGTTGATGCAAGGGCGGGTCAACTTTGTCGAGGCGCACTATCAGGGAATGCTGGTCGATGTCGGTATCGGCTGCGGTGCGTTCATCGCGCTGCGCAATGCGCGCACGGGCCTGACCTACGGCTACGACGTCAACCCGGCCGGCATCGAGTGGCTCAACGAGCGTGAGCTGCATGTCGATCCGTATCTCGCGCAGTTCGATGCCGTGACGCTGTGGGATGTGCTCGAGCACATCCCGGACTATCGGCCGCTGCTCGCCAACGTGCGCCAGTGGCTGTTCGTCTCGCTGCCGATCTTTAGCGATGCATATCATGTGCTGCGCTCGAAGCATTTCCGGCCGACTGAGCATTGCCATTACTTCACGCGCGAGGGGCTGCTGTACGCAATGAACCTTTGTGGGTTCCGCCTGGCGGCGGAAAGCGATTTCGAGACGGCGCTCGGCCGCGAGGATATCGGGACATTTGCATTCCGGCGGGTGACCGATGGCGGTTGATTATAGCGCGCTGCTCTATGACCCGGTCTATGCCGAGCTCGGCGTGGCGGCGACGCTTGATGCCGGGACGGCCGGCGAGGCTGCCATCACCGTGATCGATGACACGCGCCCGAAGATATTGCCGGCTGGATCGGCCGAGGTGCGCAGCGTGGGGCCGGGCGCCTTCGCCCGCATTCCTGAACTAGTTGCGAACGGGATCGCGCGCGACGACTACACCGACGCCGTGCTGACCTTCAACGGCCGCAGTTGGACCGTGCGCTCGTATGAACTGCGCGGCAGCCCGAACGGCGAGGATCTTGGTGAGGTGCGCTTCCTGCTGAAAGCGGTTGTTGCGGTCGTTCCGCCGCCAGATGGCAATGTGCCCGAGTGGGTGCCTGCGAACGCCGTGATCCACATCGACCTCGTGCGCGCATTCAACGCACTAGACGCCGCGTGGACGGCGGCAGACGGCATCGTCGCGGTGGACACGCTGCTGGGTGAGGACGTTGATGCGTCGTGGTATTCAGAGACGGAATACGATGCGGCAAATCTGACAGCCAACGGCTACATCCCCGACAATGGTGTCTTCCCGGCTTTGCTCGGAGCAGCGAAGACTAATATTTTAGCCGGGAGCACCGTCGTTATTCGTCTAAAACAAGTTCTTGCGAACCCGGTGACAGCATCTGTCAGTCTTGTTCTTGTTTCAAACGACGAATGGGTGAGTCTCGATTATATCACCAACCCCAATACTTCCGTTGGTGTGGTGTCGAGCTTGTCTGGCTCAATCAATAACACGACCACCGCAGCACTAAACCTCGGGATCAATGTGCTCAATGCGATGGCCTGCACGGTCACGTCTGATCGGTTTGATATTGCGCTGAGTGGGAGCGCGGCGGTGGCTGGTGTTCTCACCACCGGAAGCGAAGAAGACTACTCGGACGATCTTATCGAGGGGCACCCGCTTGCTGCCGCAATGGTGACGATGGGTTCGGGGCAGTTTTACGCAATCCAATCCATCACCCTCTACGACGCTCTCCCCTCGACCGCTGGCCTGAGCGAGTTGAGCGAGATGCCGAGCTGAAGATGGTTGACGTTCGCGAGAATATCCTGGCGCGGCTGCTCGAGGTGGTCGCGACCATTCCCAATATCCGCACCGCCGTGCGCAATAATGTCGACCTCACCGAAGAGGCCCTGCCGGCGGCGATCGTGTTCGACGGCGACGAAGAAACCGACGACGCAAGCGATGGGTCAATGCGCCCGTCACACCGGCCGACGCTGGTGCAGATGACGCCGGAGATCGTCATCGCGCAGCAGGCCGACGAGATCGGCTCTGACATCACCACGCTGCGGCGCGAGCTGATCAAGCGGGTGCTCACCGACACCGAACTGAATGAGCAGATCGTGAAGACCGGACGCTACGGCAACGGGGCAATCCGTTATCTCGGTTGCCAGACTGATGTCGGCTGGATGCGCTCGCTGCACGGCGCTCTGCGCGCTCAGTTCATGTTCAAGTACACGCTCAGGCCTGAAGACCTGTAGTCGCCGCCGCCCCTAGCCGCGCCTTGGGCAAGCGCTCTCACTCACATCACTGACCTGAAAGGAGGGCGTTAACATGCCCACGTCTCCGAACGTCAACAACTATCACATCGGCAAAGGAATTGTTTCGTTCAAGGAAACCGGCCAATCCGAGTTCCGCGATCTCGGCAATGCACCGAGCTTTGTCTATACGCCAACGATCGAGAAGCTTGAGCACTTCTCCTCGCGCGAGGGCGTCAAGACCAAGGACTTCACCGCGATCACCCAGATTTCCGCGACCATCAAGGTCACTATCGACGAAATCACCGGGCCGAACCTTGCCTACTTCGCGCTCGCCGAGGAGGGCGTCGACACCGATGGCAACGTGACCCTGAGCGCGTTGACCAAGACCGAGTTCGTTGGCGAGATCAAGGTCGTCGGGACCAACGACATCGGTCAGCAGGTCGACTTCCTCGCCACCGTGTCGTTCGTTCCGGAGGGTGACTTCAGCTTCATTACCGCCGAGGATGAGTTCACGATCCTCGAGCTCACTGCCGAGGTGCAGAGGGATCCGAGCGGTCACTTCGGTATCTGGACCGTGCGCGACGAAGCTGCGACGGTGTGAGGTAAAATCATGGCAGACCTACTCGACATTGCGCCATCGACTTCGGTTGCGATTGTCACCGTCAACGAACGCCGTATCAAGGTGAGCGGTGTTTCCGTTGATACGATCGCATCGATTGTCGCGCGGTTTCCCGCACTGAAATCGCTCGCCAATGGTGACGGTGGCGATATCGTTTCGCGGCTGATCGCCGGATGTGGTGCGGCGGTCGGGCCTATCATCGCCGCCGGCTGCGGACATTCCGGTGAAGAGGAATACGAACAGCGCGCTGCGAGTTTGCTGCCCGAGCAGCAGATCAAATTTGTCCGCGCGATCTTCGGGCTGACATTCCCAAACGGGATAGGCTCCTTCGTCGAGGAACTGTCGGGTCTGATCGGCGGGGCGAGCGAGGGAGCCGCAAAGGTGGTCAAAGTGCGCTTGAAGAAATCGCCATCAGCGTCGCCGCCCTCGTCCGACGCGGCTTCTCACCCGACCATGCAATGACGCTGACACCGCGCCAGATTGCCGCCTGGCTCGAGTTCGGAGACAAACTCGATCGCATCGATCGCGCCAATGATCTGGTCATTGCCGCGACCGGCGCACAGGGCGACAAGCAGACGCTCGACAAGGCGCTCAAGGAGTTGAGCGCGTGAAGTTTTTCTTTTCCGCGATCAGTGGCGAGTTTGATAAGGCGCTCAAGGAAATCCAGCGGCCGGTCGCCGAAGCCGCGACAGCGGCAGTCAAGGACGCGGCCAATGAGGCCGTGAGCAAAGGACGATCCGAACTGGCGTCGGCTGGCTTTTCGACGCGATCGCAGAAGGGATTCACATCGAAGCTTTACCCCAAAGGTGGCAAGGTCTCACTTAGACCGGCTGCTCGCGTCTATCATAAAATTGGATACTTCAGCGTGTTCGAGGAAGGCGCGACGATTCACGGGAAGCCTAAACTCTGGATTCCGCTCGATAGCGTTCCGATGGGTGAGGGCGGACGAAGGTTGTCGGCCAAACAATACGTTCAGCGCATCGGGCCGCTTCATTCGGTCAACATAGCCGGCAAGCCGCCATTGTTGTTTGGCAAAGCGGGGCGCTCCACGATCTTGAGTGCCACGCAGAAGCTCACCAGGTTGCGCAAGGGTGCGGTCGGTCGCGGTATCTTCGGCGCGAGTGTTCCGCTGTTCGTCGGTGTCGACTCGGCCAAGGTTCGCAAGCGGTTTGGTCTTTATGAAATTATCGAGCGGGCGACCGACCATCTCGCCGAATTCTATGAACGGAATGTGAAACCATAATGGCCGGACGTAGTATTTCCGCACTAATCAAGCTCGAGGGCGCTGAAGAAATTCAGCGCCTTCTCACCGCTATTGGTAAGACTGGGGCAAAATCGTTTGAGGAGGTCGCCGCTGCTGTCGAGGCTGCTAACTCAAAAATGGAACCGCTATCTAACGCGGTGGCCGGGGTAGAGAAAAGCTTTGCCAAGCTACAGGAAGCAGGGAAGAGCGCCGGCCAGGCGTTTGCTAAAGTCGGGGGTGAGATCAGCAAGGTTGTAAAGGCGGTTGCCAGCTTGGCAGGCATTGGTGGCGTGGCATCGATAACCGGGCTAACCGTTGCCATTCTCGCAATGGCGAAGAGCGCGGCGGATGCCAGTGATCAGCTTGTGCGTAATTCACAGGCAACCGGTTTGACGATTCAGGAATATGCGGCATTTGCTCGGGCAGCGCGTCAGGCTGGTATTGACCATGAGCAGTTTGTCGCTGGTATGCGCAAATTCTCCGGCGATGTTGTGGAGTCGGCCAAGAAGGAAAAGGAAGCAATCACCGAGCTGGCTGTGGAAGTGGCCAAGCTGCGGTTTGACAAGAAGGAGCCGGGCGTATTCCAGGTATTGCCGAAAGCCGATATACAGAAACAGCTCGATGCCATCAGGACGATCGCGCCGGAAATACAGGCGGCGTTTGCCAACATCGGCAAGAAGGTCTCGGTCGATCAGATCGTCGCCGATTTGCAAAAGTTGGTGAGGGAGGGACATAACCTTGCGCCGCTCTTCCAAAAACTGGGACTTCCATTCCCAACCGGGAGCATTATCGACGGTCTGAAACAAGCGGCCGAACAGGGCAGCACCGCACTCGCAAAACTCGGTGTACGAACCACAGAAGTCATCGATGGCGTTCTGCAAATCCGCTCGACTAGCAGTGTTCTGCTTGATGCTGCAGACGCATTTTCCAAGCTTGCGGAAGGGCCTGCGAAGGTAGCTCTCGCTGCGGAACTGTTGGGCCGCGCCGGACCTCAGTTCATGTCATTCCTGAATCTCGGCAGGGCCGGATTGCAGGATATGATTGCGAAGTTCGACCAGTTTGGAATCAGGCTTACCGACGCCGAGATTAAGATCGGTCAGAAGATGAACCGATCGCTGGAGGCGTTGAGCGGGACGATCAACGGCGTAAAGAACAAGATCGGTGCGTTGTTCCAGCCTGCCATTTTGCAGGCATCAGATGCGTTGCGTCAGAAGGTACTCGAAAACTCTCAGGAGATGATTAAGTTTGGCGCCACGGTCAGAGACTGGGTCGTCCCTATTTTGGAAGATCTCATTCTCCTGATTTCGGGACGCGATGCGGAGGTGAAAAATACCTGGCTGCTCAAGGCGCGAGACAACGTAATCGCGTTTGGTAGTGCGGTCGTGCAAGCCGTCACAGGCATTATCATGCCGGCGTTCGAGTTACTGCTTGCCGGGTTGCAAAAGATTGCTGATGGCATCAACGCCGTGTTCGGGACAAAATTGACCGGCGGTCAGATCGGGATTGCCATCGCTGTGGCGCAGATGCTCGGATTGTTCACAACGTTAGGGGCTGTAATTTTTGCTGTTGTTGCCGGGGTGAAGCTACTAACGGCTGTGTTTCATTTCCTGGTCGCCACCGTGCGAGCCGCTGCGGTGATTGCTGCACTCTTTGCAGCGACCCCTTTGGGACTGATGGTTTTGGCTATTGCTGGAATCATCGCCGCGATCGTTCTGCTGATTGTCTATTGGGACGAGGTCAAAGAGGTTGCCGGTAAGGCGTGGGACTTCATCATCAGGAAATCAAAAGAGGCATGGGAATGGATCAAAGCATTTGTCTCGACGCCAATTGCCGACGCCTGGAAGTGGATTGCTGAAACGTTTGATGCCGCGATAGAGAAAGTGAAGAAGAAGGCAAAGGATGCGTGGGATGAAATAAAGAAGTTTTTTACCTTACCAGAGGGTACGTTGCCCGGCGCCGGCCCTGGTGCAAGCCCGATGGGTGGACCGGCTGCTCCAGAGCCGAGTGTCCTTCGGCCCGCGAGCCTGACGACCCAGTCCGATCCAAGTCAACTGACCGACAAGTTCAAGACTGCCACGACTGCGCTGGAGACATTGGCATCGACGGCGTTGCAGTTGATCAAATCGCTAGCCACCGAAGCCGCGGCTGCGGTTGGCGAAACTCTGGCGGCGTTGGTTACCACGGCGCAGACATCGGTGCAGACACTCACCTCAATCTTTGCCGCGGCGGGCTCGCAGATTGGGCAAATCTTCGTGGCATTGAGTGCGACAATGCAGGGCGTGATGTCCGCGTTGGAAGGCGCCATCGCAGCGATCGGCGCCCAAATTACATCCATCGTTGCCAACGTCATCAGCGAGCTGCAGGCCGCGGTGGCGGCGGCGCAGGCATTGGCGGCGGCCGCCGCGCAGGCTGCTGCCGCAGCCGCTGGCTTCGGCGGCGTTGGCAGCGCCCCCTATGCCAGCGGCGGCTATACCGGCGCCGGCGGGCGCCTGACCCCGGCCGGGATCGTGCATCGGGGCGAGTACGTGCAGCCCGCCCGTGTCGTGGGGCGCCCGGGTGTTCTGGCCTTCATGGAAATGTTGCGCAGGAGCGGCGATCTTCAGGCCACGATCCAGCGCTTCACGCGCGGCTTCGATGCGGGCGGGCTGGTCGATGGGCTGAGCC